TATTTGCCGGCAGTGCGACTGGGACGCTGGGACGGCAAGGTGGCCTACTTCCAACTGGGCGGATCAACCTATGTAAATCTGTTGCCCGAGATTGTGCCCTTGCTGGAAAAATACAACTATGACATTGAGTTGGACGACCAGCGAGACTATTCAATACAGTTTGATTTCTCACCGTTTGAAGAGGCCTCGTTTGCACACAAGCTCTGGCCCAAGGGCCACCCTGCCCAAGGTGAGCCTGTGATGTTGCGTGATTATCAGGTTGAAATCATCAACAACTTTTTAGACAACCCACAATGCATACAAGAAGTGGCCACAGGTGCCGGCAAGACCTTGATGACAGCAGCCATGAGTGCCAGCATTGAGCCTTATGGTCGCAGTCTGGTGATTGTGCCCAATAAAAGTCTTGTGACACAGACTGAGAAAGATTATGTGAACCTGGGTCTGGATGTGGGTGTTTACTTTGGCGATCGCAAAGACCTGGGCAAAAAGCACACCATTTGTACCTGGCAAAGTCTCAACAACTTGATGAAAACCACACAGAGTGGCCTGGCCGACTTCACCATACATGACTTCATTGAGGATGTGTGCTGTGTGATTGTGGACGAAGTACACATGGCCAAGGCCGATGCGCTGAAAACCCTGCTGGCCGGGGTGCTGTCAAGAGTGCCAATTCGCTGGGGTTTGACCGGGACTGTGCCCAAGGAAAAGTTTGAAAGTCAGGCCTTGTTGGTGAGCCTGGGTCCAGTAGTGAGTCGCTTGGCTGCAAGTGAGCTCCAGGATCGCGGTGTGCTGGCCAACTGTCATGTGAACATTGTGCAGTTGGTGGACCATGTGGAGTACAAAGACTACCAGAGTGAACTCAAGTATCTCTTGGAAGAATCCGGACGCCTGGATACCATGGCCGCCCTGGTCAATCGAGTAAATGAAACCGGCAACACCTTGGTCTTGGTAGACCGAACTGAATGTGGTCGTCAACTGGTTGAACGTCTGGGTGACCGAGCAGTATTTGTATCCGGAGCCACCAAGGGCACCAAGCGTCAGGCCGAGTACGATGAAGTGGCTGAAAGTTCAGACAAAATCATTGTGGCCACTTACGGTGTGGCTGCTGTGGGCATCAACATACCCAGGATCTTCAACTTGGTTCTTGTGGAACCAGGAAAATCATTTGTCCGTGTTATACAAAGTATCGGACGAGGAATTCGCAAAGCCGAAGACAAAGATCATGTGGAGATCTGGGACATAACTTCCACATGTAAATTTGCCAAACGACATCTCACCAAACGCAAGCAGTTTTATCGTGAGGCAAATTATCCATTCACCCAGGAAAAGCTGGAATGGATGACCATTAACTAAAGAACCCATGAGAATATTAACCCTAGACAACAACCATTTTGATTTGGATCATCTTCCCGAAGAGATCGACGACATGAGGTTTGCAATATTGGACAATTCTGATCCACACAGTCCCGACTACTTTTACATTCCTTTGATATTTTTAGAGAGCTTTAGCAGTCCTGCCCTGGTACTGCGCATTGGCAACAATGTGATCAAAATGCCCATGGACTGGCAGATCTTGATTGGAGAGCCTGACGTGGGCGATCTAGAAATGTTGCCCTTGACTTCCATAAACGATCGTGGATTCCGAGTGTTTCAGTTCAATCCACTCAGCAGTTTTAGACCCAGTTTTCCCGACATTGAGATACTAGATGTGTATCATGAAGTGGTGTGGTACGCACCCAAGCTCAAGAATGGACAACTGCTGGCAGTGCCTTTGAACGATGAAGACGAGCCCGACTGTGTGTACTTTGCCAAGGACGTGAGTCGCAACTGCGAAATTGTGGACTACAACAAGGCCTGGTGACATGGGAACACTGACACCCGGAGCCACTTACATCTACGAACGTGTGGACAACAGAATCTATGCACGTGAGTTTGGGCAAACAAAACGCAGGCTAGTTGGCATTGAGCAAAACTCCTCCAGTGCGACCGAACCGACCCGGCGCATGATGAATCAAATCAATGATGTTTTGGGCATGTGCGAACAACATCCAGACATGAAAGAGTTACTGGACAAGTTGTTGGTGTTGTATAATTTAAGGAAAACACATGAGTGAAATATATTGCAAGGCCCCATGGACATCAACCACCTACATGCCCGGGGGTAAATTCACACCCTGTTGTAGCTGGGGTGGCGACCACTTTGACAGCCCTGAACAGGTTCGTGACGTAGTAGGCGGAGCCTTTTTGCGAGGGGAAATTCCCCGGGAGTGCATGAACTCATGCCCGCCTGAACGAGAAGGCTGGCGCAAGATGTTTCAGCACTATCCCACTGACCTAACCAGTATACATGTTCACTTTTTGGATTTTAGAAACAACAATCTTTGCAATTTAAAATGTCGCAGTTGTGGTCCAGGATTCAGTACCAGCTGGGCCAGCGAACTGGGACAACCAGTGATCCACTTGCACGAAGAAGTTGAGCTGGGCGACATTGACTTGAGCCACTGTCAACAGGTTTATTTTGCCGGCGGCGAACCACTGCTGAATCCTCAACACTATCAGTTGTTGGAAAAATTGATTGCAGCCCGTGTGCAACCTCGTATACTGTACAGTACCAACATGACAGTGCTGGGCTACAAGAACCGGCATGTGAAAGACTACTGGCCCAAGTTCAATCATGTCAATGTCAACGCCAGCATTGATGCTGTGGGGGACATTGCCGAAATAGTTCGCAGTGGCACCAAATGGAGCACAATCGAAGAAAATATTGCTTGGTGTAAATCACAATCTCATGTACAATTGTCCTATGCGCCAGTGATCAGTGCCATTAACATCTGGTGGATAGATCAATTGTTTGATTACCTCTCACAGCAACAGGTCACAGAACATGCATTCCAACCAGTATTGGCCAATCCTGATGGTGCCGAGGGCCTGGGTTTGATTCCTTGGGAGTTTCGTGACAGCTTGATTGCCAAGCTGGAAACAGCGCCACACCGGCATGTGAATATTGATCGAGCCATTGATGTACTGCGCACAGTGGACCATACTCAGGCCTGGTGGAAGTTCACAGCCCGCCAGCTCATGATGGATCATGTGCGCGGCGAGGGATGGTTTGATCGGTTGCCAGTTCAACAACAAGTGTACAGGAAGATTTTCAAATATGGATAAGCTATCAATACACAACGAGATGCGTCAGCTGGATCTCAAGAATCGAGATTTTTACAACAGCCTTACCACAGAAGAGCGCAAGAAGTTTAGTAATTTTCTCATGATTAGATGGGGTAGCTGTGTGGATGGTGCTCGGGAATTGCAAGAGTACTATGTACAAAGTTGCAATCACTACTTGAACAAACATTTTTTTACAATTGGCCGGCATCCCAAACTGCAATGGTTGTGTGCCACAGCAGTGAGTCCAGGCCTGGGTGCAATGAAACACAACTGGGTGGCCCCAAAGAAAAAAGAATCTGGAGCCAGTGCCAAACGAAAACGACTGCAAGAATTGTATCCCACATATCGAGAAGATGAACTAGACGTCATGATGACTGTGGTCACGGCCCAGGAACTTGACGAGCATGATCGTCAGGCGGGAAAGGATGCAAAATGATTGAACAACTAGTGGTCAATGGATGCAGTTACATGGAGGTATATGCCAGTGGTGGCGGACACATTGACTTGGCACATCGCCTGGGAATAGAAATATCTGAAAACATTGCACGTGGTGGCAGTTGTAATTCTCGCATTGTACGTACCACGGCCAAACACGCATATCAAAATCATCGTCCCTCACTGTATCTGCTGGGCATGACATTCATGAACCGCTGGGAAATACCAGTGGCACTGGACGGCACTGACTTTGAAGGCACCTGGGTCAACCCACAGGCACAGGCAAAAGATCGATATCAAGGCATGTGGACCCAGGCCAAGACCCATGAATGGGCAGACCTTAATTTTGATGCTCATGTGCTTGGCATGTTGGACATGTTGGAAAATTTGAGTTATCAATTGACTTCATTGAACGCCTGGCTTGAGTCTAGAGGACATTGCTTGTTGGTGTTTCGTCAAATCAATGATCAACCCGAACAGGAAATGTTGGATCACCTGGTTGACCCGCGCCTGGACCTGTTTGGTGACTACAAGTTATTTGTCAATCAATATCGTTGGGCGTCCATCCACTGGCAACATCAACAAGGAGTGCCACAATCGGCCATACGCAATGACCCACCACCACCTCCGGAGTTTAGACATCGCAGGCCCGAACATCATCACAAGCTCAATGAGTTCTTGACAGACTACATCAAAAACAATACAATACTAGTATGAGTTTTAGTTGTGAGTTTTGCAAAAAAGATTTCTTTAAAGAGAGTTCTGTGGCTGTTCACATGTGTGAGCCCAAGCGCCGACGACTGGAACAGCACGAAGCAGGTGTTCGCCTGGGATTTCAAGCCTATGTAAAGTTTTACGAAACCATGCAAGGATCAGCTCGCAACAAAACGTTTGAAGACTTTGCAGACTCGCCGTATTATCGAGCCTTTGTGAAATGGGGAAGATACTGTGTGAACACTCGAGTGATCAATCCCCCACAGTTTTTGACATGGCTGTTGCGAGCACAGAAAAAAATTGACAACTGGTGTAGTGACAAGTTGTATACTGAATACTTGTTGGATTATCTGTTGCTGGAAGCACCACAAGATGCATTGGAACGTGCCTTGAGACTCAGCTTGGACTGGCAAGAGCGAACCACGCACCCCAGCCATGACATGTTGCGCTATGGCAATCACAATGCCCTGTGTCATGACATAGTAGCTGGCAGACTCAGTGCCTGGGTAATTTACAATAGTGAGTCAGGGCAAAAGTTCTTGAGTGAGTTGAGCACTGAGCAGATTGCCATGGTCTGGTCTTATATTGATTCTGACCGTTGGCAAAGCAAGTTTCACAATTACATGGCCGATCAGGAATGGGTCAAGGATTTATTAGAAAAAGCAGGATGGTAACATGATCAACAACATCACACAAGGCCTGGTTCGATCCAATGGCTCGAGCATGGAAGTGTATGACGGCAGCTCATGGTTGATGTTGAGCTCAAGTATACCACAGATTGAACTAGACGGCGTAACGCAAAAAGCCATTCAATGGGTGCGAAGGAAAATGGAAAAAGAAAAAAAGATGAACGAATTGGCAAAAAAACATCCCACTGTGGCAGATGCCCTGCTGGCTAGAGATCGCGCAGAAGATGCTGTGCGTATTGCTGTGGCATTGTGTGATGTAGCATGAGCGCCGACATTGACATTGACGTTCCTGATCGAAGTCGTGTGTTGGCACTGATTTGCCATACCGCGGCCAGTCAGGAATCCCAAGGTGTGGTGCGTCGACACAATTCAGGCATCTACGTCACTGACATACCCTGGGATCCTGTGAATCACTGTGCGGCCCTGGATTATGCAACTGCTGACCAGCGCGGATATTTCAAGATTGACGTATTGAATATGAGTGTGTATCAGCAGATACGTGATGTTGAACACTATGAACAACTGTTGACGCAACCCCCAAATTGGCAGAGATTGTGCTCTGACACAGCCTGGGCACAGCAACTGGTGCATGTGGGCAACTACACAGATTTGTTGAAGCAAATGCAACCAGATTCCGTGCCCAGAATGGCTGCGTTTATATCAATCATACGCCCGGGCAAGGCACACCTGCAGGGACGGCCCTGGGATCAGGTGTTTGATTCAGTGTGGGACGGTGACGCCAGTCGAGGGTTTGTGTTTAAAAAATCACATGCAGTGAGCTATGCTGCCTTGGTGGTCCTGCACATGAATCTACTGAGTTAGAGCTTGCGCACCAGGGTGATTGACTTGCGTTTGCTTTTCTTGCGCACAATGTCGCTTAGACTGCAAATGGGACCATGCAGTATGTCAAGATCTTTGTTGACAAACGTGCGCAAAGTGTAACGAAACGGCTCCCAGTCCTGACGCAAGAATATATTGATGGGAATGCTGCGATTGCTTTCCCACCACCAAACAGCAGCCAATTCTAAGAATTGCAGTTTTTCAGTGGGATCGAGCACAGCACCAAAGTCATAGATGGTGGTCACAGCATCGTCTCTGTTTTGTACGATTCCCACGTATTCCACGCTGGCGTACACGCACAGAGTTATAAACGGATACTTTTCCGTCAGTGTTTCAAAGATGCTACTGCCCATAAATAGTTGTTATCGAGGATCCCATGTATTCTACCACTGCATACTTATATCAGCAAATTGCCCAAATTTTATTGATTGACACCAGTGGTGGCTATTTCACTGCGAGGTATGACCCTGTGTACGCAAAAACACTCACCATCAACAAAGGCGTGGACAACGTATTGTTGTTTGAATTTATCAATCAAGATCAAAAACCTGTCAACATCACCGGCAGCACATTTGTGTTCCGTGTGATCAGTCAAGCCGGGGACAAAGTTCTTGTGTCCAAGCCCATGGGCATACTTAGCGCCAGTCTTGGTCGAGTCAAGGTAGTTTTGAACACCTCTGACACCATCAATATCACTGCGCAACCTGCCAGTTACAGCATTGAGCGCACCGCCGGCAACTATGTTCAAGCTGCCTATGTAGACGCCAATTCAGGAGCTCGGGCCGATGTCAACATTGTTGATTCCATCATGCCTGAGTTTGTTCCCAGCCAAGTAGTTACCATTCCAGACCTGTATGGTAAAAATCAATATGTGGGCACAGCCCCCACGGGTTGGCCTGACTGGGCCTTGAACCCACAGCCCATTAACTCAATTCAAATGACTGAGTTTTATTCCAGCTTCATGGAAAGCAATGAATCCAGTTTTACCACGGTCAAGTATGATCTAGTTCACTACACCGGCACAGTCAAGGTGCAAGGTGCTGAAAATTACGAAGCAGTTTGGACAGATGTCAGCGAACTCAAAGAGTATCTTGATGCTTCGCAAAGTGACTATATCAACATCACAGGCTACTATCCACTGTTGAGACTGGCTCTCAACAACTCCATTGGCTATGGTGCCACAGCCAGTGCCACGGTGAGTGATGGTGTGGTCACTGGTATCTCTCTCAACAATCTGGGCAACTACTATGTGGCTCCACCCTATGTGCAGATTCTGGGCAATGGTGTGGGCGCCAAGGCCGTGGCCACCATCAATGACGGTGGCACAGTGAGTGGGATCACAGTGACCAATGGTGGATCAGGATATCTGCCCTTGCAGTTTGCCAATAGTGGCACCGCTGCCACCGTGGTGATATCAAACGGCCTAATTCTCAACGCACAATACCGATAACGTTGCATCTGCAACACAGAGATGCTACAATAACTAGATGTTAGACATCATTGAATACCTGCCTGCCCAAAGAAAGTCTACACCTTCGGGCTGGATCAGTTTCAATGCGGTGTGTTGCGATCACAATGGTAATTCCCGTGACACTCGCCAACGTGGCGGACTCAAACCAACTGATCTGAACTGGAGTTATCACTGTTTCAATTGTGGATACACTGCCAGCTTTATCCTTGGCCGCTTGGTGAGCTTCAAGGCCCGCAGGCTCTTGAGCTGGATGGGTGTGCCAGATCGAGAAATTGACATACTCAATCTTGAAAGCATGCGACATCGCAACATCAACGGCATCTTGGAAGATCGTCAACGGGTGTCCAACACATTGCAAGGCATTGAATTTGAAGAACGAGACTTGCCGCCGGCGTCTGAACTGATCACCCAAGAGCATCCCAAGTACTGGGATTACTGTCGAGATAGATGTGTGCCCGAAGATTTTCCCATGATGACGCCGATTCGTACCGACGGTGTTCACTGGACTAGACCCTGCGTTATTGTGCCATTTACCCATGACAACAAGATTGTGGGATACACCGCTAGATTTCTTGACGGTAAAAGACCCAAGTTTATCAGCGAACAACAACCTGGCTATGTGTTTGGCATGGATCTACAACCAGAACACTGGCAACATGTCTTGGTCATGGAAGGTATATTTGATGCACTCAGCATCCGTGGCCTGGCCCTGATGCACAATGAAATTTCAGATCAGCAAGTACGACTGATTCGCAGTCTGGGGCGCACAGTCACAGTGGTACCAGATCAAGACTCTGCTGGCATTGCACTGATTGATCGTGCGCTGGAACTGGGCTGGGCAGTGAGCATACCCGACTGGGATGTTGGCATCAAGGACGTCAATGACGCTGTGAAGAAATATGGCCAACTGGCCACATTGCTAACTATCATGCAGGCTCGAGAAACCAGCCGTATCAAAATTGAGTTAAGGAAGAAACAACTTGTTAAAAGAATACAATAAATTGTGGGTGTTTGGTGATAGTTATACTACACCTAATATATGTGTAACTCCAAAAGAAAGTTTCTGGGGGTTAGTTGCAAGTAACTGCAACATATCTACTGTGGTCAATTGTTCGCGCAGTGTTAATAGTTTTGACAGTGTGACTCACCTGGCGGTTAGCATGCAAGAACAATTTGATTGGGATCGAGACTTGTTGTTAATCGGTATTCCTCCTTTAGAACGCATTACTGTATTTGACAACTTTAAAGATACACCATATAAGGGTTACGAATTTGATACTTCGGATTGGACTGTTAAAAACTTCGGAATAGTATATCATCACGCACTTGTTTGTTTACAAAACTTTGGTTTTGATAAAAATTTAATTATTCACAGCGATCGTAGTTGGATCGAAACACAAGCATTGAGAAACGTATTTCTCATGACTCATTGGCTAGATTCAAAAAATGCCAACTATATGATTCTTAATTTAAATAAAGATTTAGACAGCAACAATGTATGGGGACCTAGCGATTTTGTGCTGCCTTATGCATTGAATCATCCCAGGTGTATTTTGTTTAAAGACACTTATAACGGAATCAATTTAAACATAAACAAGCCTCTGGATTTCGATCAGTACGGTTGGAATGGTCACCATGGTCCTGAAGGAAATCGATATTTTTTTGAAAAATCATTACTACCAACTATGCAAAGGAATGGACTTTGTTAAAAGACTACTCGGTTGATGTTCAGAAAATTTTTCTAGAAATGATGCTGGAAGATGCCGGCAGCTATGTGCGTGTGCAGAATATTAAATGATAAATAACTTTACAACTAAAGGATCATTATGTCTGTTTATGCATCAACACAAGTTGCACCGTATGTTTATATCTGCACTCACAAAAACACAGGAAAATTCTACATTGGCTACAGAGAAAGAAATGTATCGATGAATATTACATCTGATTTGGATTTTCCGATGTATCGTACATCATCAAAAGCAGTCAACAAAAAATTTAAAGAGTTTAATTGGATTATTATTGCTGAATTTAAAACCGGTGTTGATGCCTATGATTTTGAACAACAACTAATTTATGAAAACTGGGATAATCCGTTGTTAATGAATGAATCCTGTCATTATGGTAAATCAAGATTTCGATCTGATCTTAAAGGTATTAAAAAATCTGAAAAACATAAAGAAAAATTAAAACAGGCAAGAAGACTACGGGATCCGCATAGTGAAGAGACTAAACAAAAAATCTCAGATGGAAACAAAGGTAAAGTGGTGCCAGAAATTTCTCGATTGCGTATTGCTTCTGCAAAAATTGGAAGCAATAATCCAAACTTTGGTAAATCGCCATCTGCAACTACTACAAAAAAACGAAAATTATCATTAAAAAAACATTATCAAGAATTAAAAGAAAAAAATATACCTCATCCATCCATTGGATTTAATCAAATTCGTGTGAGTTGTACTTGTTGTAAAAAAACAATAGCAGTAAATATTTTTTCAAGATTTCACGGCAACAAATGTAAAGGAAATAAGAATGGCAACTGAATACGGCATCGCAATACAAAAAATGTTTTTAGAGATGTGCTTACAGGACGCAGTATCGTACACAAGAATTTCAAATATATACAATCCTGAAAATTTTGATCGCAGCCTAAGGCCTGCTGCTGAATTCGTCAAACAGCACAGCACCAATCACAAAACCCTGCCCACAGTGGAAATGATCTCGGCTGCCACTGGTGTCAAACTTGAGGCTGTACCAGACTTGAACGAAGGTCATTACGAGTGGTTCTTGCAAGAGTTTGAAAACTTTACCAAGCGCCA